GAGAATATTTATCATTACCTAAAATACGGAAATGAGCGACCTGCCAGTTTTCAAAAGTCATGCCGGCAGAGTTCCATTGATATTGAACATAGTTAGGGTTTGTCGCGTCTAAACCTTCAAGTCTCTCTACATCTTGCAGAGGTAATGGTAATGTGGATTGAACACCCATCTTGTCATCTATATCGAGATAAAGCATAAAGTCACCATACTTGCACATCGTGCGACACCAACCAAAAAGGTTGTATTCTATATTTAAGACATTATGATATAACAAATCAAGGACTGCTTTGATTTCTTCATTAGAACACTTAATGTTCAACATTGGACGCAAAGCCGAAAATGTCGTCATTTCATCCGCATAAATGTCAAGCGATGATGCAATCTCTGGCATATATTCCATTTGGTCAAAATCAATGTAACGCTCACCGCGCCGTTGATTTCCAATAGCGTTTGCCGCGATAGTATCTAAAGGGTTGTAAGTTTGTTTCTTAAACTGTTGACCCGAGGCAGATTTGAATCTAGATGAAAATTTATCTAAATGTTGTCTACGAATTTTACGACCTGACTGCGAACGATAGTTTACAATCGGTCCTGAAAAAAGACGTGTTAATCTTTTAAATAATTCTGATTCTTGATTTACTGGGTTTTTACCGTTTCTTGGGTTTCTTGGGGCCATTTATTTTCTCACTTTATAATCCACATATATTCTTTGTAAAGGTTCTCTGCATCGGACATTTTATCCATTATGCCATCTTCTTTATAACCAATTTGTCCTTTTATTTTTGTGTCAAAACTGGTTCTAGAAGTTATTATAGCATCTACGAAAGCCTTCTTGTAGTTCAAATCTCTTTGATTTGTCTGCAATGCTGTGTCTCTGACCCAACAAGCAATCGCGAGCGCCATAACTAAATCATCATTGTATCCTTTTAATGCTTGGGGTTTTCCATTTGTCCAAATAAATGTTCGCAATTCATTTGCCAAACGAGACGAATATGTAGTAATTAGTTTGTTTCTTATAAACTCTTCTAATTTAGCAACAACCAGTGGACGCGTTTTTGATGAGGTGGTGAATCCAGGGACAGCAGAACTTCTGTGTTCGGCCATATGTTGTTCAATATATTCATGGGTAGACTTTACAGAATAATAAATATTTGGGTAAGCATAGTCAATAAGCTTATCTAGAACTGTGTATCCAATACTGTTGTTTTCTATCACCACCATAGCATTTCCATACTCTCTTCCAATTTGGTTCAACATGTTGGCATACAGGTCAGGGGTTGGTTTGCCTTGATATTCGCCTATTATCTGCATAGTTTCTAATTTAATAATGTGAAATGTTGAATAGTCTGCCCCATCTCCGCGGGCGACGTCGGCAGTTAACAGATAACTACACGATGGGTCATGTTCTTCCCAAATCCAAAAATTTCTATCAAAAGCAGTACGATATTTAGGTTCAGTAACGTTACCACCAATCCACTCTAGAGCGTCAGGATCAATTACAGTCTCACCTGAAGTATTGAAATTACACTCCAGTTCTTGAGCTATTTGGCGACGAGACATATTTCGGGTTTCTTTTTTAAACCATTCTTCATTTCGTTCAGGGTGGACATCCCACATCAAGGTCGTTAATTTAAAATTATTTTCTTTTGTTTCGGCGCCAATACAAGTTTTATGAAACCAGTTACCGACACCATTGGGTGTAGAAATAGCGATGCATCGCCCACCAGTTGACAACGTAGGGTACAGACCAGTCCATAAGTCTTCAAGCCCATCAATATGGGCGGCCTCGTCAAGAACCAGCAGTGACAAGGCTTCTGAACGGCCGGCGTCACCAGAGGTCGAAGCAGCTTTGATTGTTGAACCGTTAGAAAGCTCAAACGAGGTGCGGTTATCAGTAGAGATAGATGCAATCCTAATCCAGTCTGGTAAGTTTTTCATTATGCTCTTGACCTTACGGACAAGGTTTCCGGCAGTTTCAAACTTTGTAGCCATGACAAGAATAGACTTGTCGCGGTGGAACAGCATCATCCACACAATATAGCCAGCCGTTAAGGTTGATATACCAAGTTGGCGGCCTTTATTAATTACGTTGAAGCGGTAATCATTAAAATCATCTAACAACAAATCTTGATAATCAAAAGTATTAAAAAGGATTAGCCCGTGCATCGGGTGTGATATACGGGCATAAGTTTTAAGGAAATAGGAGGGGTCTTTACCACACTTAACTACTTCTTTTAATATCTCTTTCTTTGTTAATTTGAAGCTCATACATCTTTTAAGTTTTCGTTAGCTCGGCCAAGAGAATCTCCCGTGTCTAAACCATCTAAAATATTAGCGACATTATCAAGAGCGCTTTGTAATTCTGGATGGTGCTTGACTGCATCTTCAAGGGCGTGATATGTTGTCATTAACTTTTCATAATCGCTGGGGGCTTCTTTGGCTGGGGGCGCGCCCCCTTTCATTACGTCGTAAGATGCTTCAAAATCTTGGTAATCATCAAACACTTCTTTAATCATGGCTTTAACTTCTTCAAATCCTATTCTGCGACGTGGCGGCTCAACAGAGCCTGGAGCCAACTGTTCTAAAACATTAGTGAATAAATCTACCATTTCTTCTTCGGACATGCCTTGGACAAGTCCAATAACTTGCTCGCGTACATCTATTTCTTGATTACCTGAAGGTCCGAGTGAGGCTTCATCCTCCACATCATACGCCCCTTCTTCGTCAGGCACGTCATTGTACTGAGGCATATCATCCGTAGGAAGAGGCGTTGTTTCAGCAGAACGATCAACCTTGGAATCATATGCTGGTGTTTGCTTTCCGCGCTTGTAACTACCAGGACCATATTCACGTTCAAGCCACTCTGGCTTGGGGCCCTCTTTCTTAATCCAAGCTACAAACTCATCAGCCTTTTCTTGAGTCATAGCTTCGTCAAGATTAAATTCTTTAGCATATTCTTCTAAAGCTTCTTCTTTGGCGTATTCTTCTAGAATGATCTGCTTAAGTCGTGGTTCAGTAATCTGCACTTTACGATTCCTTTTTTCTAGAATCGTTATCTGGACGTTTGCCGCCTTTACCGTTCCAACCACCTTGGTCAAGGAACTTTTTAAAGCTGTCTTCTAATCGGTCTTCAGAAGGTACATTATGCGTCATGTCTTCAGATAGGCCACCAATCTTGTAGTGCATTGCTGCAGTTACCCAGCTTCTAACTCTAGAGCTGTTTTCAACACGAACATCTATCTCGCCCTGCTTTGTGAGTGTAACACCAGAGCCAGTAATCTTTTTATATTCTTTCTTCAAAAACTTAACGACATCGGCAATTCTCTGCTCTACTTCTTGTTCAAAACCATTAGCATATACTTCGCGTAACTGTACTTCTGAATGATATCCGAGACACATCATATTACCATTGAAGTTAATATTAAATCCATCCATGACTCTCTTGTCGATTAAAGGACGACCTTCTTCGCGTTGAAGCCCAACCTTCACGGCTTCTCCATTTTCGTCTAATGCTCCATCATAGCCATTAGCTGCGGCCTGCGATAAGCCTTGTATAATTTCGTAAACTGTTGCCATTACTGGTCTCCTTTCGTTTTCTTGTACTGTAAATAGTGTTTAACTGAAGAAAGGTAATCAGATGCTTTAGTGATTTTAGCTTGCACCCAAGCGTCTAATTCTTCCCCGTCTTGAATCATTTGTTCCAATTCTGATGCATATTCTGCTGTCCGGTATAATTGAGACTTGGCCATCTGTGATTCATCTTGGTCATAACCACTACTCATTTGTGGAGATGGTTGTGCGGCTGGGAGTTGCGGGTCGCCACAGCCCTCAGTCTGCACTTGTGGTTTGGCCGCGGCCATTGCCGACGCCTTTGATGCAGTACCAGCGGTTTGCCCGGTCATCCTTGTTCTATTTTTCTTGACGTCCAGACCGGCCGGTTCAGACTTTAACCTAGTTTGTAAAATATTGAAAACTTTTTGAATAATAGGGCGTTTCGTATTAAGATCAAGACCTGGCTGCGCAGCTAAATCGAGTATGAACTGATTAATTTGAGAAGCAATACCTTGCTCTGCTGAGTTGACATCACCTTTTTCAGTGGGCGGTGGAGTTTCTGTGGTTTGTGGGTTCTCATCCAGAGCCTCCAATATTGCTTGTCTTATATCATTTTTAGTTATCTTCATTTGGGCGCCATCCTTTTAGCCATCTGTCTTCTCTTTGCTGTACATATTTGTAGTAGCACTTCTCGCAACATTCGAACTTTACTAAACAAACACTGTCCATAGATTTTTTGGGGTATTCTCCACAAACAGGACAAGATTGAGTAGATTCTCTATTAAGTAGTTTTTTTGATACCTTTATGCCATTTATATCTATTTTCTCGCCAGACTCTTCATTGCGTTTAGTTTTTTGGTATAGAGCTTTCATTTGCTCAAGATATTCTTTTTCTTTGTTCTCGTCCCAATTTGCCTTTGGATTTTGAATTGTTTCTTCGCCATACTTTTCAGCAATTGCTTTTTCTACAGCAGCAAGCTGATCATAATTTTTACTCATTTATTGCCCTATATGCGCCATAAGAGGCTGCAGTACCAATGAGGATCCCACCAGCAAAATACAACCATTTGTGACGGGGTGAAGTTTTTTTTAGTGAATTGGACAAAGCTTTAATTTCCATATCTTTTTGTATTATAAACAAATCGTATTCATCTGTTAAGGCTTTATGTTCTATTCCTAGATTTTCTAGCTTAAACTCGTACTCTTCCTTTTGAATCTTTAATTGATAGTCAGTTTTTATATCGCACGAATATTTGTATATGTCAAAATCAGCTAGCATTTTTGCCATGGCTTTCTCATCAAAAAGTACACCAGCAAATGGGGCGGGGGCTTTGTACTCTAAAATGGTAAACTTTGCTGGCTCCGCGGCATTGGCTGTGAGACTAAACATTAAGAGTAGTTTAAGGAGCATACTGGATACCAAACCTATTTTCTATGTCTATAATCAATTGTTCTCTATCTTGGTTAAACTTGTTTCTATACTCACCTTTCTTATCTTCTCTCAATTGCTCAATCATTTCAAGAGCATTTTCATAGTCCTCTTCAATGGCGGCAATGGATTCCATATGCTCTTCCATCAATTTTTGCTTTTCGCGAATCTCTTGCTTATGGATTTCTTTTAAGCCATCAATCTGTGCTTTGTGTGAATCTGACTGTACTTCATATGCTTGCTGCATCAAATGGTAATCGTATTTACTTTTCATTGCTATAACGGCAGAAAGCAACACGATCAGTATTGCCTTCCAGTTTTTGAGCGCAAATTCAAGTATTGCAGCCTTAGTCATTATAACCTCGCAATCTAGCAATGCCATCAATAACTGTCTGGCCCCCAATATAGATTGCGGAGATGATTACCCAATCTTCACTGGTCACGTGTCCAGCAAGAGTGAGCCCTGTAGCTGTTAACCATACCATTAATTTACGTGAAGTCAGTTTTGACAACCATGAATCCATAAATGCTTGTGCTTTTGCCATCATTGTTACCTCTCTTTTAATTAAGTTTTGCCAGCTTAGAAGCTAAACTAGGAGTTTCTTTCTTGAACTGAGCTATGCAGCCTTTGATACTTTCTACATCTGCTGGGCCATCATACCAATCTACAAAAACAGCAGCCATATCATATCGTACAATCCACTTCCTAGCTATACCAGCATCTTCACAAAGTTTTGTGAAGATATCTGCAACTGCTTCAGGATCTGTTTCTTCCTCGACGTCGACCGGAGTGGGTTCAACTTCTGCTGTAGCTGTTTTTTTCACCAGGCCGGTCCATAGTCTTTTTAATAAATTCATTATATTATTCCTTTTAAATTGCTAATCCATTCATACTTAGTAGCGCTCGTATTCGTTCTCTTCAGCGCGGTTTTCGTATCGCCTATAAATCTTATCGTGATTTTCAGGGTTTTCTCTCAATTCATCTACATAAGCCTTTTCCTGGGCATCGGTTAGACCCATTGGAGGATCGTTAAAATCGTTGTTTTTTAAGAAGGCTTCGTCCTCCTTAGTCATACCAGCG